TCAATGCCGTTATCACATTTCGTTGCATTTGCATTAGCATAATTTGTCGTATCAAGAGTACCGCCCAAGTTATAATATTTCGTATAAAATCCACAGGTCTGAGCAGCCACAGCATCCGTTCCGTCCTTGTCGAAATCCCAGCCACATTCATTCTTTCCCCTGATTTGCATGGGTACTTCGGACATCGCCTCAGCAAAATACGATTGAATGTTAAATTGAGCCTCAGATTTTGGAGCAATCGCACTGGCAATTCTGTATTTCCACCGAAATACTTTATCGGCTGCATCTGATAATAAATTATCAAGCACGCCTGTTATAAATACCTTGTTTCCTCGAATATCATTTTGCCTGATATAATCCCCTATGCCCTTATCAATATTCGTGATTCTGATATTTTGAGAATCAAAACGTCCTTCTGTATTTTGTTGCCCGATTGTATCCATTGTAATCGGGAAAGCCGTATATGTGACCGCCGACCAGGCATTGTTTAAATAGGTAAACCATGCTACATTGCTTTCATGTCCTGCATACCTGAGAATGATAGCATCAGTTATGAATATTTCCACAAGCGTAATAAGTTTCGGCTGCTGAATTTTAAATGCTTGCGTTAGTAATGCTTGCGTAGGCATAATTTATATTACCGTAATAAGCTCCACTTCAACATTCTTGTCATTGTCGCCTTCCCACTTCTCGATATAATCATCACTATCAAATCGTACTGTATATGCAGTATTTTCCAGATAGGTTGCCACGGAATAAGGAGTAAAAACAAAACTTGCAGAACGACCTTTTCCAGTATCGGTATAAAATGTTTTCAAAGCGATCAGGCTTGTTTCTCGGTTATACCTCAATGTCCACCTTCTTTGAGGTGTAGCCAGCTTTGCAATGTAACGATGATTCAATGCCCTCATTATCGTGATTGTGGCTGAATATCTCTTGTAGCTATCAAGGCTTAATTTTAGCGTGTCCATGTCAAACCGGACAAGAGTTTCGACCCCGCTAAAAAGATACGTATAATTGATTTTGAAATTATCAAACATACCTTTTCTGGCATTGAAAAACGTAACGAGAGCATCTCTTTGAGCCGGTGTCATATTCGGCAATTCAAAGGTATATCCGATTGTTTCAACTTCGTATTCGACACGTCTCTTTTCGTTTAGATTGTCAATGTCGTCCGATACGAGCGATTTACGGCGTGTTATTTCATGGACAGGATGTTTTGGGGCAGGACAGGTAGTTTGCCAGCTTGCGGCAGTACCTATTTCGGCATGGAAGAGACTGCTTAATTTAAGAATTTCGGTATGAAATGAGATTTCTTCAATTATCGGGAATGCAGGTTTTAGTGTATAAGGATAAGCCAAATCAATTCAATCCTTTCACATCTTGACGGAGGTTGTTATCGCGGAAAGATTTTCTCACACCTTCATTGATTCGTTTCTGCAAAGTCGGATCATCGGTAATGTAATAATTGAATGTATTGCTGATTTGCCCATTCCCACGTCCCGTAACTGTCTTACCAATGCCGCCTCCGCCAGGACTTGAAAGAATTGTACCGCCCGCCCCGGCTCCGCCAGTTGCAACTCCAGTACCAACAGCAGCACCAGCATTTGTAAAGAAACTCATAAAGAATTTTGATAATGACATTTTCACACCCATACTTTCAAGGAATGCTTCAGAAAATGATTCAGATAGCATCCTTGCACCAAGTTTCAAAGTATTAGAAAGAAAACTTTTTGCATTAAATTCATCTGTAATCAAATCGTAGATACCATTCGACATGGTAGTTTTTGCACCAAATGCAAAACCTTCTCCAAAACTTTCCCCGAATCTCGTACCAAATGTTTTCACAGATTCTGCTCTTGCCATTGCAGCTTGCTCTGCTTGTTTCATGCCTTCATCCATTGATTTATAGGCATTGTCCACTAACTTTTCCATATTGGCAGGATCATCAACATATTTTGGCAATGGATGTGTTTCGTCAAGGCTTTTCAATATTGCTTTTCCATAGTTATCAACAGCCTTCTCCATTTTCTTTTCCCAGTCTGCCCAGTATTCAGTGTTATATTTACTCATATCTTTTTCAATGTCTGCTCTTGTTGTTGCCCAAGCAGGCTTTGAGGACGCACCTTCACCCATAGCAGTTTTATTATAAAACGTTCTCGGCTGATTCAGTATTTCTTCAGGCGACCTTGATCCTTTTGGCATCTGCATTGCCTTATTAATTTTTTCAAGTAGACTTGCCGTTGTTTCAAGAGATGCGACAACGGCGGGTGTAGCAATTCCCATAATACTATCTTTCATTTCTTTTGAGGAATCGGCAATTGAAGTTCCCGCCCGTTTGTATCGTTCATTGTAAGAATCAACACTATTGCCAAACTTTTTATTCAGTTCAATAGATTTTTCCAGCATTGCCTGATAAACGGTTTGCCCTTTTTTAACATCAAGGATAACGCCTTCACTTCTTGACAATCTCTCAGTATTGGTCGCCACTGCACGGCTAAGGTTTTCAAACGCTGACGGTAAATCATGCCCTGTAACCTTCACGGCTAATCGGGCAACATTCATTATTTTTTCTAATTGTTCCGGTTTCAATCCCTGAAATAATGCCCTGCTTGCAGAATCAATAATTTGCTCATACGCCATTGTTTCGTGCGATGCTCTTTTAAGAGAGGCTATAATCTTTTCTGAATTCGAGCCTACGGATTCAGCAAGGTTCGCAAATGCAAGTTTACGGTCTTCTTGTGCCAGAAATTGTGTATACTCTTCTCCCACAATCTGCATTGCCCTGAATCCCTTTTGAACAAGCTCGACATAAGCATTAATACCACTCGCACGGATGAATCCTCCCCATTGCTTTTGCATCTTCTCCATAGGAGAGGTCATATTTTTAATAGCAGTATTCAGCCCTTCGGCTGTCTGGTCATCAACACCCAGCGACCATTTTACATCGTATGTTTTAGCCATTTGTATTTATTCCTAGCTTTTCTCGCTCAAGCTTCAAAGTACCAAGCATTAACCATTCCTCGTTTTTTATTTCGTGTCTACCAATAGGGCAACCAGCGTCTTGCAATTGCAGATAATACATTAATTTGTATATATGTGGATTTTCAATTTCTTCACGCCATACGCATGAAGGGCATATTTCAGATTCGACAAATTGTTTCGGGTTTTCCTCATAGGCTTTGCATTCATCACACCTCCGGACTTTCGCTCTTTCAGTTAATAGGCGGAAGTCCGCTACGAGTTTTTTGCGTCAATCCTTATCTCGTTCTCAACTTTTACGAAAATAATATCTTGCTTCCATCCGGCAGGAATTGAGTCTTTCCGGTCAACGGTTATGATACCAGAATCATCTTCAAGATTTTCAACAGACAAAAGAAGCTTATCAAATAATTCAATCCGTGCCTCATTTGAGTTATCTTTTAATACCCTCCCGCCAGTACCAGCATCGAGTCGTTTTGCCTGATATTCATTCCATTCCTGGTCTGTGGGTCGCCTTAATTCAAAAATAACTACTTCGCTTCCAGCATTTACCTTAACGGTAATTTTATTTTGTAGTTTCATTTATAAAAATCCTTTCGTATAATTTCAATATGAAGACAAAGAAGCCATTAGTTACATCTATAATCTTTAAAGCTTTGAATATACCAAAAGCTACGAAAACCTATAAACACGTTTACAAAATGCACAAAGATATAAAGTCATTTGATGTTTATATTAACGGAATACAACAATGCAGATTAACAAAAAAGGATTTCGCAAAAGGATTTACTAGAATCAAGTTCGATCCTACCGGAAAATTATTAACGAGTTTGAAAATCAAAAATATTTCTATCAAGCCGCCAAATAAGCCGCCTGCGCTGAATAAACTTCGAGGATAACTGCTGAATTCGTTCCATCCTCTTCACATTCGCAAATAAATTCTGCTGTAAGTTCATCGTCAACCCCGCCAACAGGTAACGGAGCTTCCCGAATATGGAATCGTGGTATAATTAAGTGCATACCGTAATAATAATCAGTTCCAGTACCAGCCGCAACGATTGCACCTTTTAAATCAAATTCTATTGCGCATGGATTTTGATTGATAAAATAATCAAGCTCTGTGGAATCACTGAAAAGCATGGTAAATTTCAAGTCCTGCATTCTACGTGTATAGTCGCAGTCCTGATACACCCCAGCCCCACCAAACCCGTCTTGTGGCTTTAAATTGTTGTTCCACATCCATTCAAAGGATTTCAACCTTGTATGTAATGTGTCCGGAGTTGCGCTGGATATATTTTCCAATGCCTGTGTAAGCGTAGCATCAATTGAGATATTTGCCCCAGTTTCCATCCATACCTTACAATTCGATAACTTCATCCAGCTTTCAGATATTTTGGCGGCAATTGCCGTGGCAGAGGTTACCCTTGTACCTGAACCAATCAAGGCAGCTTCAAGCCGTGCATAACCCCCCGCTTCCCCGCTTAATTTAAGCGTATTCCCTTTAACACCTTTGTAGGCATATTGCAAACCACCTTTCAGGTGTTCGAGTTGCATAGAGGGGAGAGCCGTACCGTGTGCAACAGGCGTTATCTTATGCCTATACGATGCCAAAGCCTCGTCCTGTGTCGATGTAATAGCTCCAAGCGTAAGCATCCCAAGTCCTGCAAGAGTATTTGGCTTACATTCTGTCTCGCTATAAGTAAATTCAACCCGCTGATTTGTAATTTCCTGTGTATTCCCATGTTCGTAGTTTGTAACCGATCCCTTATCGTTTTTAATTTCATCTGGCCATTTAACATCAAGATCAAAATTAGACATACCGCAGGCATTTGAGGCACTCATGGTAACACCTGCGTCATAGGTAGCCTCTTTTTTGAAAAGGGATAACATGCACTCCTGCTTCCACGCTTTCTTAGTGATGCTCATTATAATTTACCTCTTAAAAAATATTAAGTGTTTGTATAAGGATTCCACGGATCAGTTAAGAATATAATCGTAAATTTCATAACTATTGAACCGAAATATTTATTCGCCTGATCGGTTTCTATTTCAGGGGCATCACCATAAACAATATCTTCGGCAAGCCCGCTCAGGCATGTTCCCCCTATTGTATTTTGAGTGCCAATACATTTTATTACGTCTGAAATACATTTCCGCATTGTCGCGGGGACGGTAGAGCCAGAAACCTTTATTTCAACATCTACTTCAAGATTGTGTTTGTGCTTGCCAATTGCAATATCTGTTTTGCCAGGCTTATCCCTGAATATAAGCCCAGGAAGTTCGCTTTCTTCCAGCGCCGTTGGCCGCCATTCAAATACATTACTGCCTAAATTAGTTTCATAACCGTTGCCAGTGGTTATTGTTTGTAATAGCGTTTTCCAGGCATCAACAACATCTTGATAGATTGAATCGGTCATTACGGAGTATCCCTTGAAAGTATGATTGTCTTTAACCCTGTACCGTCTGTGTGTATGCCGGTCACATAATACGTAGTGCCGCTAATAATCATTGTGTCGCCATGCCCCAGGCCAGAAACATCGCTTGCCTTGACAATTACTTGGGGGTCGGTAGATTCAATCTCTCCTGTTGCCGCATTAATGCCCTCATAGGCATCGTCGAATATACCTTGTATTGTGGTAGAATTGTAAGTTATAGAAACGGCAAATTCATCCGTACTTATGAAAGTTGTTAGATCGCTTGTAATATCAGCCTTTAGCGTCATCTTTCTTCTTTTCCTTTTTTACTTCTGCTTCAATTATTACACCGTTTTTATCACAAGCAGCCATGTCTTTCCCAAGCGATTTCCCCATCTCGCCCTCATAGCCAAATACCTCGCCTCTTTTAAACTGCACAGGTTTTAAAATATCGTACTTATTTCCGCCAAGCTTTTTAAGATTATGCTGACGGCTCGAATATTGCTTTTCGGTAAGCTCTACAATACCAGTTGAAAGATTAACCCAAAATGTAGTTACTATGTATAATTGCATATTCCCTCCTATTGTGCGGGGAATGGCTCAAATACCATTCCCCGCTATTAAAATTCATGTTTATAACATCGTAAGATATACACTATGTTGCCACATTCCGTAACCTACGTTACCGGATGCATACAAACCGTAATGATGCTTTCTGTGATAAAATTCCAATTCGCTGCCCTCCGCTACCGCCGATACTTCCACGGGGACTTCTTCTTGGCGAATAAATGGTTTTGTACGCCCATCGGTTCTATGCACTGAAAAGGAATCAGTCCAGGTCAAACGAGGGTTAGGCACAGGTGTAATTTTAATCTCGTTGAAATTCGGGATTGTATTTGACTCACCAGAAGATAAAATCGGATTTCTTATCGCAGCAACAGCAATATGCCACAAAGGTACAGGCAACATCACAAGGAAATTCCTCGCAAGTTCGTTAATTGGCTCGCCCTGATCATCCTTAAAGCTATAAATCTGCTGAATAGCCTTCATTATACAACGATTCATTTCTTCAATGCTGGGTACAGTTATTGAACCGTGCTGGCTAACAGCAAGGGTAGATATGTCAACGGTAATATCGTTGTCCTGCGTGCCGGAATCACCTTCGGCGTGGTCTGTGTCAAAATAAAATTGCCCATCGTAGCAAACCGTAGAAGGCGCATTAAGCAAAAGCGTGGAAAGCAATTTCATCCAATGTGATTTTGCTCTATCCACCTGTTCGCCAATCCTGATTTGCAATTGTCCTGTTTTGTCACGCCTGAGATCATCAATATTGATTTCAAGAGTTGATTCAAAAGGCTTATTCTTGATCGTGATACCATCATCTCTTAACCCCTTAGCCAAACGCCCGCCAATCCATTCTCTCATTTGCGGGGACATACCAAGCCATTTATAATCTTCAGAGGATTGATCGGACGGAGAGTAAAAAGACAGTCCGTCAACCCACGTCCCCATTGCCTGTTCAAGCAATTCATAGTAAATACCTATGATTGCCCTGCTACTTAATACTTCCATTCCCATATTAGGATACCTCCCAAAAAGTTAATTGCCATTAGGCAGTAATTGTATCGAATTCGATAATTCCAACACCAGAACTTACAAAACGATACACAAACCCCACTTCTGAGTTAGAACCAGCAGTAAGAGTAAATACATTATCATCAGAAGCATAGACACGCTTGCCAAGATCACCAACCACAAGGCTGGTAATAGACAATTGTATCCGCCCTTTTGCTTTTACCCTTACATTTACATCACCAGCAGCCCCAGTCGCATTATCGGCTTTTTTATCAGCAAAGCCCTTAAATTTGTCACCCGCAACAAGCGGCCTGGCATAACCAGAACCATTATCACCAACAGCAGAGCCAGCGTATATAATATCGCTCGCAATCACTGGCAATTCGTTTATATCGCCGAGTTCAAACACCCTGTTTGTATCAGCAGCCAAAGTCGTCATATTCCATACTCCTTTATAAATTTTACTGAGAAATTAATTACTTTTTACTTTTTTAAAATCTTCACTCGGCCAGCTTCGTTCGCCGTCTTGTATGCAAGATAGGATTTGAAAGATATAAACTCAGTTCTCAACCCAGGACTCTTGTCCCATTCGGCCTTTGCCCTTTCCTCAACTGGCAGATTAGGGTCAACACCATTAAATTGTGCAGCATCCGAGTTTGACGGAGTTACTGGCTTTATTGCAGTATCCTCAAGCACCTGCAATCTCGTTTTACGTTTCTCTCTTTCGGCATTCAGCACCGCAATTGCCGCTTGTTCGCCGGTAGTCTTGCCGTCCGCTTTCATGGATTCAATTAATGCCTCATGCCCTGGCAATAACTGAGATTCAACATCCTTGATTCTCTTTCTCTCAGACTCAGCGCCAGCATTAAAGCCGTTTATGTGTCCTTCTTTCTTGCCTTTTGTATCTCCATCAATACAACCTTTAGTATATCCCTTGTCTTCTATTGCTTTGAATACTTCAGGAAACTTCTCTGCTAAAATTTCAGGAGTCATTGCCGTTATTTTAAAATCTGACATTTCGTTTTTACCTCCATAAAGTTAAATCATAATCGCACGCGCACCGGCGGCGTTCAAATCGGCAATCAAAGCGTCAAGCGTGGATACACCGTCCACAAGACCTGCTTCGATTGCTTGTCTACCAATAAATACACGGCCATCAGCCATATCGGCTAAAACTGTCGTTACACTTACGCCCCTAAACCTTGCAACATCTTCAACAAATGCGGAATAAATATAATCAAGATGTCCCTGTATTACATCTCTGCCTTCCTGTGTAAGAGGGGCATATTGAGATGCTATTCGTTTATACTTACCCGCCACAAGTTCAGTTGTTTTCTTTCCTGCCATTTCTTCAGCTTTAGAAATATCAGTATGCGTTGTTACCACTCCAATTGAGCCGACCTGAACAACATCGCTTGAAATAACGACCGCATCAGCCGCCGCACCTATCCAATATGCTGCGCTTGCCATCAGATTGTCCGTAAATGCAACAATTCTTTTAAATTTTCTTGCATCATAGACCTGATTTGCTAGTTCAGGCGTACCGGATGATGTTCCACCAGGTGAATCAATATTAAGGATCACCGACTTAACAGATTCGTCTTTTAAAACTTCCTGTAAATCTTTTGAGATAAGTTCGGTAGACATACCTCCTGAAATCTCAGTAAAAAGATTCATCTTTTGAGCAAGCACGCCTTCGAGGCTGAGAACTGCAACATTGCCGAAAATCTCAAAACCTTTAGTTTCATTTTTGAGTGGTTTCCCAATGCGAGCCTCAACACCCTTAATATCTATTTTTTCCCCACGTAAATGGGTAAGATAGATATTCTGTATTTCCCGCAATTGCTCAGGCAGGATAGCCCACGGCGAATTTAATACATCTAAAAGACGCATAATTTATGCTCCTTATGGTGTGCCTATTGCAAGATATTCAACGTTTGCCGCCGTTGTAGATAGGGCAGTTGCAGTACCAGCGCCTACCCCATATACCTTTAAGGTTACATTTGCGCCACTTGTCGTACCCATTACATGTCTGACATCATCAGAGATAGCCGTAAGGCTGGCAAGTATACCGGTAACCGTACCTATGCCAGTAACTGTAAACGTGGACGAACCTGTAACAGCCCTTACACTCTTGATCATTATCTGATTAGGTACATTCGTTACTAATACATTCGCCTTTTCACCCGCAAATACTTTGTCGTATATCGGTACAAATCCGATAAAACCGACAATCAACAAACTACAAAATAACTTTTTCATCTCTTGCCCCTCCATAAAAAAATTGAAAGATTTAACGATTTTGTTTAAATAATCCATCCGCACTTACAGTTCCACTCCCTGTAGTTTTTAATCCGAGTCTAATTTTTGCGCATCCCCCAGAAATTGGTATCACTTCACCGATTGAATGTAATGTTACGGGCCCGGCAGTTGTTGTTCCATAATCCACTGTATAAATATTACCAAAGGCCGTAG